TCAATAAATGTAAGAATAGTTACCAAGGGTGCGAAGCTTTTTTAAAGATAAGTTAGCTAATGCTAAACTCATTACGCAGTCATCATGATGGCCATTAGGGGCACCATATCTAACACTCCTTGATTTAGGGTTATATTCGTAAGTAAACACTGATAGTTCATTATATAATGCTGGGAATAGTTCTTTGCTGGGTATTTTGATATTGCCTTCATTTAAATCTAGTATTAGTCCTTCTATTATTTCGGCTTTGCTTTTATTACTTGTTACAAACGGTTCTATTTGCTTTACTTTGCTTTTTAACTGTTCATACACCACATCCCCTATACTATTTACTTCAACATAAGCTGCTGCGTTATATTTGTTGATTAATGCACTTAAATCATTTATCAACGTACTCCATTCAGTTTGATTATTCCTATAAATTTCAACAATATTTCCCGTTTTATCTATGAATGTAGCTACAGTATAATCATTCTGTTTACCTAAGTCAATTCCACAATATACAGTACCATTAGCTTTAGGCCATTGATTAAATGTATTGTTACTTAAGTTTTGAAACACCTCACCTCCATCATCTACAAATTCTGCTAAATATTCTGTCCTAAAAATATTCGGTGGTAACGTTTGCCTTGCTTCATCAATTTCACTTTGTTTGACAAGTGGATTTGTTGAGGTAGGACCATTATACGCTTTATAATTACTATTGCCATTACTTAATTGATATAAATTATAGAACCAGTTTTTACCTTTAGGTGTTGATAGAAATAATATTTTCTTACCCCTAACTGCTAATGTTGGTTTGATTGCTGATAGCCATGCTTCTTCTTTTATATATGCTGCTTCGTCTACAATACAATAATCAAATGTATAACCTCTAATGTTGTCATACCGTTCAGCACTTCTGAAGTATATCTCGCTGCCAGTTTTTAATTTAATGTAGTTGTCACTATAATTACATGTTTCGATAATATTGCTGTTTCGAATTGCTTCATCTAATTCATGTTGTACTTTATTAGCTTGAGAATATACCGGTGAAATCCACAGAATTTTACATGGCCTATGATTAATCGCCCAGTATAGTACTAAGTTCATAGCCATTAAAGATTTACCAGATTGTCGGCCTAAGCTAACAACATGGTATTTAGCTTCAGTGTTTAAAACACCATTGATAATTTCACTCTGTTTCTTCGTTGGACTGTATCCTATTAACTTCATCGTTTACATCAGGTCCAAATTGAAATTGAACATTTTGAAATAAATCATCACCATCAGCACCAGTCAACTCTTGACGGGCCAATTTAGGTATAATGTATTCACTTAGTTTTAATACTAATTCAAGTGCTTGTTTTGGGTCATCTTCAGCTATATCATTTAGCCAATCTGTCATGTTATCGAGGTTTTTCTCAATTAACATTTGATATGCTTCTTTAATTTTAGCTGTTGTTTTACCTACAGCACCTTTAGGGCGACCATTGGGATTGCCAATATCACCTTTTTTATAATATCCTTTTCCCATTTTAATTTATTCTATGATATGGTGAATGTTTAATTACATAAGATAATGCTTCATGAATACGCCTAACACACCTACCGCAGGTGGTTACTTGTTCACGTGCATTAAATATATCATTGTATATAGCAAATACCTTTGCTAATTCATCTTTCCCAAACTGAGTGCGTCTGAGAAAATCTGTACTAATGAAGTAATCGTATTCGTCTTCTCTTAATTCCCTGACCATAATTTCCTATCTATAAGTTCTGCTGTTAAACTACCTAATGCTGCATATAAAATCACGTTTAATGCGTTAAATCCGTTATATAATAAAATACCCATTGTAATCCAATATCCGCTACACATTGCACAGTTAATTAGTTTATTCACGGGATTCGAAATACTTAGTCTTAAAGATTTGACTAATGACTGATAAGGGTAGCTGTTCAACATTATTGCTGTGAACACTCCCGCTATTATTGATGTTAATATTATTTCTACGAACATGTTTTTTTATTTGTTTAATTCCTCTTAAATATACTTTTCTGACGGTAGTGGGTCTCATATTTAATTTCCTACCTACTTCAGCATAAGTTTTGAGTGTATGTTTTAGTACTATTACCATTGCCTCTAATCTACGATTATTTTGAAACATATGTTCTAGTATCTGAAGTATGTTATTGATTAGGATATCATCTTCAGCCTGGTATTCGTTTGTTTCAACTACATCTCTTAGTTCTGAGGTATGTGAATTTTTTCTGTATGTGTAATGAAATTTAGAGTTAACTGACCTCCATTGATTTAGTGCTATTCTAGTTATGAAGAACCTTACTGTACCTGTATCTATTGATTGTTGAGAGGAAGGATGGTCAAGGAATATCATTATCACCTCATGAATAAAGTCTTCATATAATGAACTGTTCTCATTTAGTGTTACACCTCTGAGATATGTTTTAATTTCTTCATAATGTTTATTTATATAGTCTGAAGGAGTCATTTCATGTATTTTAGTAAGCTGGGCATGTTAAATACTTCAGCCATTTGTTGAAGAGATTTGTTAAAATGTTCACGTTCACTTCTACAACCATCTTCATTAAACCATTTCTTCTTATTCTTTAATTCAGACTCTGTACTTGCTTCCTTAGTGCATTGTTTACACCAGCTATCATGTCCATCTAATCTATTATCACGCTTATAAAACATTTCGAGGAGTTTAATTTCTTTACACCTTCTACATTCTTTTTGTTCCATGATTATACATATGTTAAAACTTATTTAAACATAATCTTACCCACGCACCTCCCCCTCAGACCAAGTTTTAAAATGAGATTAAATATGCCAGCTGATAAGTATGTAACGGTGCTAGTGTAAATTATTAAACAACTTGGTTCGTTACGCTTTTTCAGCGGGACTTAATTGACCTGAACCAACAGCTGATGTTGCTGAAGTATTGGGTCTATTTTAAGTGAGTTGCCCCAGTCACTCCATCCTATGTCCTATATAAATATCGCCAAAAGTATTAAGGTGGCCAAACTTAAGAAAAAAAGGGCCTCCACTTTTGGAGGCCCTACTGCTTGTGTAAAAAATTAATTAAAAAATAACAAAATGAATAACATCAACTGAACATAAGATGAAAAAGCATCAAGCAGATTTATGTTTGACAACAACAGACCAAATAAAACCGACACTGCCAATCAAGTAACCTATACCTTCAAATAACTCAGCTTCAGTCAAAACTCCACTTGCAATGAAACCACCACCTACCATGGTTAGAGTGTGTCGGATAATACCTAATACTTGGTCTTTGTTTGGTTTAATTTTCATATACATAAATATATGTGAGGTTGAGAAAAGTCCAAACTTATTTAAAATTCTTCAAAATTAGGATGAACGAAGTAAATACCTGCAGGTACACTAACTACTCCATCTATTGTATTCCAACTGCAAGGTTCATCAAATATCATTGGTTCATAAGTTGCGTATATTGAACCATTTATAATTTGACATTCTTCTAATGTTTTTTCATTAAAATTCATTGAAAAATGAGGTAATGCAGGGTCTAACCATACCTGCTTTAAATCGTCTACTGAGTTTAATTTTACGTAATGCATATTATTGGGGTGTTAAGTACATCCAAATTGCATGTAATCCAAGGGATACATCAGAGTTATAGCTTGAAAATGCTGCTGTACTGCAAGTAATATTTAAATTACTACCATAACTACCACTAAAGAATGGAGTCCAACTTACAGCATTATTAAGACCCCTTAAATATGAAGCGCTTTGATATGGTTGATTATTAACAGGGAATGTAGCTGCATAGTTAAATGAACCTGGTGCTAAATAATAAGGTCTATTTTGACAAACTCCAATTTGACCAACATAACTTGTAGCAAAATTAACAGAATAAAATGCTGACCAACTGGCTGAAAATTCAGCTGAAGCTGTCTGCATTCGAGTCCAAGTAGTTACTACTGAGTTTGAACCATCACCCCTTGAATAAGTTTGGTTACCTGTATGAAGGTGGAAACTTTCAGTTGTAATAATTTTACCATGATTGATATTGCTAAATACTTTATTAACTGTAAAACCTGCTGCTGAAATAGCAGCACCAAATGAAGTTCTTTGAGTAGTGGTACCATCGCCTAATTGATATTGACTATTAGTACCTACTCCATAAAATTGACCACCTGATACTAAGTAAGAGTTTAAATAACCAGCACTCATATCAGTCCATATACTACCTGTTTTACCAAATGGTTCAGCCCTATTAGTAGTAATACCTGTTGCAGTATTCATACCAGTTCTACCATTACTATTATTACCTGATATCCATACTGAACCTGATGCTTTAGAAGAACCTGACATGAATAAGGTATGTTCATATGCACTTTCTACTCTAACCCATCCTTGATTAGTTGAAATTTGTCTCCAAGTTCCAAAATCAGAGAAAGAGTTACTACCTGAACCATATTCACCATTATTTGGTGCACCAGTGCCATATAAATAACCATTGTTAATACCAATAAAACATGTTCGGGCGGCTGTTATATCGGTCCAACTTGCTGTTGGTGTAACTGCTGTTATTTTTTCTAATATACCATTTACAAAACCTACACTACCTCTACCAGCGTAAAGGTAGTTTAAAGCTGATGAATATAATTCACCACTTGAGGATAAACAATAAACTGCGTTTTGATTAGCTACAATTTTAGTCCATACACTTGCTGATGATGCACCTGTACCATACCTTGGTCTAACAAACCAACTTGGATGTGAACCACTTGCACTATTTAAACCCCAAATTGAAGTATTTGAACCATCATAAGTGTTAGCGTTAGGTGCACCTGAGTTCGCTATTAAACCACCTGTTGGGTAGACAGTTGGTGCGGGGGAACTACCCCCAACACCAATTTGTCCTAAACCTGCTATCGCCGAAGCTTCTATTCCGTTTATTTTCGCCATAATATTATAATTGTATCCAAGTGAAATCAGGGTTAAAATATATCTGTCTGCTACCTGAATCTAAAACATAACCAACATACCTGGCAACGTGTCCTACGGTTGAAGGTGGTGTTTGAGTAATTGTACCATTTGAAGAAGTAGCTAAGTATACAGGGTTACCATTAGTAAATCCTGCTAAACTTTGACTAACTCTTACTACACCATGTAATAATATTTCATTTTGGTTAGCTGTAGTTGTTGTAACACCCAACACACCTGTACTTGTTGTTGTTCCGCTTGCTACTGCTTCAGCCCACTGACCACTACCTGAAATGTAAACTACTCTACCTGATGTTAATGTTGGGCCTGTTGATGACCAAGTATCTGCAACTGTAGCACCAGCATGGAATTGACCTTGGTTAGTTAATGCTGTATCAGGTACTCTAATTGATTTAGCAAATACTTTACCTTCTAATGATATTTTACTTAAACCATCTTCAACTTGAACATATGTACCATTTGCTGCTGCTGAAACATCACCAATTGTAACTGTGTTAGTGCCAGCACTTAAGTCACCCTCTACTATAATTGTATCATCACCTTGGAAGTCTTGAACTAAGAAATAAGCAAAGGTATCAGCTGAACTATATCCTTTAAATACATGAGAAGTATTAGCTACTAAAGAATTAGCTGAGAAATTACTTCTAACTTTGTTAGTTAAGACTGAACTGGTAAATGTTAAGTTAGTTTCACCATCTAATGTATTAGCAGTACCTGTAGCTGTGATAACATTACCATCAGTATTGTTGTTGATTGTAACACCCCCACCACCTCCACCACCTACAACATTCAATGCCCAACTTGCAGTACCATTTAAACTACCAGTAAATGAAGTAGCAGTTAAACTACCAGTTAAACCATATGAACCAGTTAATTGTCTACCATTTTTCCATACGCTACCTGACTTAACTAATAGTTCTCCGTGTGTAGTATTTGTTGAAGTATCAATTACATCATGTAACTCACCGATTTCGTAACCATTAGCAATATCTATATGAATTATACCGGTAGTTGCGTTTGAAGTAATAACTTTACCTAATCTAACAGTATGTAAAGGTGCTACAGGTACTGTAGATGTTATTTGACCACTTGAAGAAAGATATAATGCTGTACCTGCTGTAAATGCTGAGGTATTAACACCTCTAATTATACCATTTGATATAACATAACCGTTGTTGTTAGTGTTTATATCAGCTGCTACTAAACCTAATGTATCTGCTGATGTTGGGTCCAATTCATAACTTGAGGTATATATAAGAGGTCTGTTACCTGAAGAACCACTCATATAAACTACTCTACCTTTTAATATAGTACTTGGGGTTTCATTTCTAACTCTAACAACTGTTTGATGACCTACTTCAATTTGGACATCATTAACATCAGTATCAATAGCTAATGTTTTAGTATCATCTATCCAATTAACTCTACCTTCAGCAAATGCAGGTGTAGCTGTTTTGTTAAAATCAATATATGAAGTTATAATATGGCTACTTGCACTTAAAATTGATGCTGTAATTGGTCCTACAATATTTGCATTACCTAAGCTAACTAATGTAACTCCAGCTGCAACAGATGATGCACCTTGAACACTAAAACCAATTATATCATTACTGCTGCTTATTTGACCATCAACAAATAATTTATTAAGGCCTGGGTTATATACTATACCAGCATCAGTATGTGCTGTTTCTATTGTAGCAGCACCTGATTTAAATAATAATCTATAATTAGCATCTGTAGCTATTGTTGTTGCTGATACTTGTTGTGCTACTGATGCTGTTGCAGCATACGAAGCACTAATAGCGTTTTGAACAAATGAAGCTGTTGCAGCATATGAGGCACTTGTAGCAATTGAAGCAGTAGCAGCATATGAGGCACTTAATGCGTTTGTAGCATATGAAGCACTTATTGCTGTAGTTGCTGAACCTGATAAACTACCTGTAATGATAACTTCTGTTGAAGAAGCTTTCATTGGGAATTCATTACCTAAACCATCACTCAACTGTTTAGGAGTAGATGTAATGGGCCCATTATCACCAACTTTGATTAGTGCATCATATGTTGTATTTACGTTTAAGCCTGTTAATGATGTAGCCATTATGGATTAGTTTTTGGTAAGTTGTCACAATCTATTTGTCTCATTCTAGGTAAAAATATACCTGCTGTGTATTGTACTGCCCTATCAGGTGGAAGCTGTCTACCGGTCCAATTATTGTAGGTTGGGAAGTAATCATTTGCATTATCAATGAGGAAAGATTTAGTACGTTCTGCATAAAATTCAGCAGTTTGTAAAACAGTTCCTCGTAAATATTTTATTTCATCCAATGTTGTTGGATTAGACTCCTCACTGGTAGGATTAAGTACAGCTTTATTTTTAACCTTATAATTGAGAGAAGGTAAAGCAAGGTAAATACCATAATTAGCTAAACAAGGTGAAATATAATCATCAATTAACTCACGTTCTTTAGCAGTGGTTGTACTGCCTGAAACAGCTGTTTTAAGATGTTCATAAAAGTTAGTGCCAAGTAATTGTTGTATATAGATGTTTTGTGCATCTAATATAAAAGGCATTATATCGTTTGGTTGAGTATTGTCGTGAACAGCTGTTATAGCCTTCAATCTCGCTTCTGAAATGAAAAGTACGTTAGCCATTGATTTGCTGAGTTTGAGTTTGGTTAAAATCTAATTTTGAAGGTATAACTACAATTGGTGTATCAATACCAAATGCCCTCATTACAACATCCATACTTCTGTTTATTGATTTTTGAATTGGCTGTATAACAGTAGATAGGAAGTGAGTATAAGCTACTTGAATTTCTTCACTGTTTGAACCTAAACCACCACCATCTCTAATACCAATCAATAAAGGACTTGTAATACGATGGGCCGTAAGGATACGTGAGGTAATGCGTTCTTCTAAAATAACATAGTACTCATCGTTTGCTGATGGGACTGTTGAAATTACCGGTGCTTTCTCCGCACCATCTACAAATGATAAGAACACTCTACCCGCATTATCTACACCTGTATATGATTCAACAATACCTTGATATAATTTACGTTTCTCTTCAGCTGATGGTTCTCCATTTGTTAAAGTAATAAATAATGAAGGAGACATACCATTGCTTATATTAGCGTTATGAAATTTAGCTATTCTACCATCTAATTCTATATCATTTAAAGCACCACAATATTCAGGTAATGGATATACATCGGAAGCAGGTGAATAATCAAAATGATAAAATATCTGAGATGCATTGTCACCTTTAGTATCTAAAGGATTGTATGCTGAATATCTTCTAGGTGGGTACTTACGAGTGTTTGCCCAATGAGAAGAATAAAAATATTCTGTTATTTTATCTTCTTCATTTAATTTACCTGAACGAACATTGCTGAATGGTAAGTGATAAATTTCAACTACCTTATCTCCACCTCTATTCCAAATTGTATTTAAACTAAAACCACCAAATATTAGGTAATCTAATGCTACCTTTTCATAGATATCATTTAATGTTTCGCCTAATGTATTGATTACTGTAGTTCCTATTTCAGCAATGCCTTCGCCTATAACCGCATCAAGTTTACTTCTAATGGCAGTATTGTGTATAGCAGAGGTCTGTGTTAATTCAACAAGTTTTACGGGGAATAAGTTATTTTCACCATACGCAACCCAATCCTTACCTCGTACTTCTTTGAATGTAGGTAAATTTATTGCTTCTAAGGCAATTACCTTCATTATTTCTTTTATATCGTTCATCTAAAATATATTATTTGTTCATTATTCTCGTTGCTACCCTGGTATTCAATTGAATTACCACCTGCTTCTCTATTAAATTGGTTTACTACTTTAACTAATTCTTTATTTATGTTAGTCCAAGTAGCACCTGCTACATTAACATCAATTTCACACCAGTAATATCCTTCAATATCTTCTGTTTGCAAATCTAAATTAGTATAAGCCCAAACATATGAATGCCAGTTAGTATAATTTTGTATAGGTGTTAATCCAAAGTAAGCATTAGTACCATTTATATTAGCACCATTTAATATAGCCTTATTACTATAACGACTGTATAAACACATTCTAACAGGTTTAGTAAGGACTAAAGTATTCCTTGCACCTAAAAAATAAATAAAGCCACCTGTTGTAGATAAATCAATGGTCATGTTACTAAATATAAATACCATTAAAGATGTGACAAAGACACAAAAAGGGACATCTATTGATGTCCCCTTTCATGGATTTTGCTATTAAGTTTACTCAGTTACGCTAACGGTATACATTGGGTCAGGGTGAATACCTGTAAATTCTACAGTTACACCATTTCTGTCTCCAAACGCAGTACCAGTTCCACCAGTAGTGGTTGAAACTACAGCACCATTATTGTTACCTATTAACCACAATCTATCATTGTTATCTTTTACAATAACAGCTAACTTGCTTGCTTCACCCATTTTTTGAACTTCGGTTTGTGAACCTGAAGTCAATTTATTGAATGTTAAAGAAGCAACTTGAGTGTAGAATGCAGTTCCGTTTTCTTCACTGAAAGTACCTGTTTCAGTTATGAACCCAGTTTGTCTAGGAGTTTCAAATAGTTTAAAAGTATTTGAAATATCAGTTACTGAAACACCATCTACTGACAATGCTGAAACGTTACCATTAGCTGCAGTGTATGTTATACTTGCAGAGTAAGGTAAAACATAAGCATACTTAATACCACCTACGTTATCGCGGCAATCTAGGGCTAAGCCCGCTAATGTTACACATGTTGGCATGATAATATATTTTTAGGTGGTTAATAAAAATTAAAGTGAGAAGTTAGTTACACCGTGGTTGGCAATAACACCTAAACCAGCTTGTTTAACTGCAATACCAATTGCCCACTTCATTGTAGCCCTCATTTGGTCATTATCCTCAGAGTACCATAACTTAAACTGTTCAAAATCACCAGTTAAGTCAGTACCAAGTACAATGTTTGAGGCACGAGTCAATATACGAGTATTCTTACCATCAGTTTGGTCTTTAATACCCGCTGAAGCAACTGCCCTAACATTAGTACCAGGGATGTATAAGCTACCTTTTTCAGGTGGAATGTGGTAGTAGTTACCTTGAGTAACACCTAATTGTAACTTCTTATAATCACCAACTGAAAGAACTAAGATAAGGTCATCTGCAATTGAAATCTCAGGGTCTAAAATTTCATATAAGTACTGAGAAGCAGAAACTGAAGTAGCTGCAGTCCAAGCACCACTAACAGCGTTAGCGTAAGAATCACCATCAGCAACATAAGAAGCTGAGAAGAACTTTTGGATACCTATGCTGCTTGCACCCTTACCATTGATAATGTATTTCTCATTCCAATTGTTTAATTTCTCTACCAATTGACCAGCAAATACTGCTTCGTAAGGTAATGATTCAGAACCACCAAATTGACCAG